GTGGACTGTTTGTATCCTCTTTCTTCTGGCTTCCCTGCAGTTTTGCGGTGACTGCCGCCTGCACAGCATCATAGTTGTATCCGAGGGTTGCCAGGGCTTTCCTGCGTGTTTCTTTGGTGCCGAAATCATCCGCGAGCACCCACTTGACGACTGTATCAATCGGCTGTTTGGGGATCCGGAGATAATCAGCGATAGAGGATGCAAGGATAAATCCAAACTTGCCGCCGACCTTGCAGTAAGCCCATCGTTTGGCGGTTGTGATGTAGTCATATACCTCGATCTTTGTCAGGGGCTTTACAGGAGCAAAAGAGCATGGCTTAGCAGATTCATCCGGCTGCAGGCGTGGAGTTACCTTCTGGTTATTCTTGAGCAATCCCCATTTAATGATGGTTGTCTTGTTCGGTGTTCCGGTCTTACTGACTTCATAAGTTTTCGCCACGGGTTTTACCTCCTCTTTCTTTTCGGGAACAGGATCGTTGAATTTAGGCGTGATGAATCCGCGGATATACTTTCCGTCAATGCTCATTGTGCGACGCTCAACAGATTCATTCTTATTGCCTTCCATCACAACAAATGTACCCGTATTTTTATTGACGGAAATAACAATACCAATATGGTCGGCAGTTCCAACATTATCGCCATTGCCGGAATCGTCCCAATCATAAAGGATGGCATCCGCAATATTGGGAATGTATCCGTCATTTTCCTGCCAGATGCCCATTTTCTTTGCGAGTGTAATCATACGAGGGCAGGAGCATTCAACGGGAAAGATTGAACCAAGGCCGCACGCAATATAAGCGTAACTCGCAGCGGTGGCACACCACTCGTCCGAATATTTGACGGAATAATTGACTGTGCCGGATTTGATCGCTGTCGGCAGATAATCGTTATATCCGTCAATCAGCGCCTTGTACTTGCCATTCCGCTCATCATAGCCTTCCCATGTAATCATCCGCGCTACAACGCTCTCACGCCCCGCAGACGGTCTCTGAACGGCCTGTGCGAAATCTTTGTACCATTCCGACGTATCAACGTTGCCGGTGATGCCAGGAACAGACGCACGGCTTGTATACTGCCATCCGTGGCAATCGATGGCGGGTTTATAATCATATTCGGGCTTGCCGGAATTGGAACCATAAGCGCAAATCCACCTTGTGCAATCAATCCCATCGAGAATATCCGTAAATACCCATTCCCACGAATACACGCCGCCGGACGGAAACGCCTTCAGGAATGCAACAACAGCTTTTCTCCAATATGCTTTTGCGGGCCGATACTCCAAATCAAACCATACGCGCACATTGCGACCGGCAAGCAGGCGTTTGATGTGATTGATTTCGGATTGAATGTGTTTATCGGAATCCGCATAGGAATACAGATATACCTCATACGGAATCCCGAGGCGCTCACATTCTGTGATATTGTACAGAAAATATTTATCGTCCTGTGCTGTATCATTGTCGCCGTATCCAACACGCAGAATCGCTCCGTCAATGCCGGATGCTTTGGCCTTTACCCAATCAATCCGCTTTTGATGTTCGGAAACATCAATGATTCTCTTTGCCATCTTTTACCTCCGTATAATAAAAAAGCTGAGAGCCTTGCGACTCCCAGCCTGTGGTTATTGATTATTTAGTTGGGCTCATCGTACCCCTGCGCCCGCTCCGAGTCGGAAACACCTTTGGTTGTTGGGTCAACGACAACTCCGAGGATCACGAGCACCGAGAAAAGCGCCTCAACAATGGTTGTCAGCTGTGCCCCAATGGCTTCCGTCTCGATCTGGTAGCCAAACAGAGCCGCCACCGCCCTGATCAGCGTCAGGACTGCAGGAATGAAGGCAAGCCAGAACAGCTTATTTTTGATTCTTACTTTCCAGTTAATCTTCATGATTCACCTTCCTTTTAAGTTCTGAGATGGCATTAAAAGCCGTTTTCATATCTCGCTCAAGGACAACGACTCGGGTGTCCATGTTTTTGAGATCTGTATTGAGCGACTTGATATCGGCTCTGGTCTCTGTGGTGGTGCTGCAGACAGTATCGAGTTTGATATTGGCTTTCAATAGTGATTTTTCGATACTGTCAAACTTTTCCGTGTCTTCCCTGATTTCTGTATTCTTGTCCTTGCTTGCAGTATGTGCCAAAGACAAGATTGCCACGACCAAGGACCCGAGACTAATAATCCATGGGATATAATTCATATTTATATTCTCCATAAAATAAAGACAGACCATCATGATCTGTCCTTTGGTTATTTGTATCCGTATACCGATACTCCACGCTTCACCGCATCTCTCACAGCAAGTGTGTGTCCTTCCGTATCAACCACGGCTAAATCATTCTTCCGGCACTTCGCAAGCGTCCGTGGTACATATGCGGATTCAAAGCAGTATGTCAGTGCCATGTTACAGTCCTTTCATCCAACTTGTGATAGCACCTTTTGCCATCCACAGTACAAAAATGCGATACCGTATACGGTTTTGAGTACGATTTTCATGACAGCACCTGCCTCTCGATTTTAAGCGTGTAACTGCATGCTGATGTATCCGCACCACCCACATGATTGTGAGTGGTATTTTTAAGTCTGCTTTATTCAGGGAATAATGGTTTAATATTACTGCCTAAAAATTTAATAGTTGCAAACATAGATCTTTTTGAAGTTGAATTTGTGCTCCCGAATTGATAAGGAGTTCCAGAGCTTAACGGTTGTGTAAAACTTGCTGATTCTCCATTGTCAATGTTATATTTCCATCCGTTTAATGTGATCGAATCACTCGTCCCGACATTGTTTCCAGTAATCGTAACCTCATAAATTCCTGTCCTGTCAACAGTAAACGAGTTTATATCAAGATGGATCAAATCACCAATCTGATATGTTCCGCTTGCATTAGATAAACTGTATGTGGTATCTGTTTCAGATGACTTTGTGAGGTTCATCCTTGCAAATACCATAGGTACAGTCTTATTTTTGGATATATGGAAAGTGTCATTGATTGAATCATAGTAACCAAAATAATTAAGCGTTTCACTGACTATTTCAAAAAAAGGAGTGACCTTTATTTCAAACCAAAAATCATTTGGATTGGTCCTATTTACCAAATAGTTTGTGCTACCACCTATTATTTTGGAAACCTCAAAAACAGCATAATTACCAAAGGATCCAATCAAATCTTTATAAATCTGATATGCTGACCCTAAACGACATTTAATAGCACTATTTACAGGCATACCTTTTAATAAGGTTTTAATCCCCATGTCTTGTCCTACTGAAATCCCTGTATTATCAAATACAAAGGCATCTCTATATGATGGATATGTGATAATCTCATTTTTTAAAATGAGAGGAGTCAAGTCTTTGTATTTCAGTAGTCCATTTGATACAAGAATTTCAAACGTATTATTATCAGCAGTATCAAACACAGGAATACCAGTTTTATTACAATAATTCTCTATTAATGTTGCATAGTTTCTTTCATTCAGATATGAGTTATTAGTCCCATAGTTATTGATCACAACTTCAGGAGAGCAACTTTCGATAAATTTGCTATTGATGTATATTGTCAATCCATGATGAACAGCATTCAAAATAGTTGCTTTGCGTGTTGCGTTTAACACATCAGTAAAATAATCTAAACCATCTGTGTATAAATCACCCATGCATTGCATTGATACTGATGCAAATTCCGCATAAGTACACATTGATGTCCAGTTGTAGTTAAATGTTTCTGGTGTGTAATTATTATACCAATATGATGTGTCAACATTGTTGAATGTGAGTTTAACACCATTAATATTTACAGTTTCATTTTCTGACGGTGTCCCATATACTATATTATTTGATTCTAACCACGCGACAAAATCCTCATAAATTTTGACAAATGCCTGAGACGTAAATGATAAAACAGGAGCATCGGGAATAAAAAATTGTACATTATCATAAGACAGGCCATTTGAGCCAAAAATGGTTGCATAATCACCGAGATGGTCATGGTGATAATGTGATATTACAACCGCAACCACGTTTAATACTCCGGCTTGTTTCAAATCAGAAACAACTTTTCCTCCATTCGTTTCATCGGACAAATCAAAAAGTATCGCGTTTCCATTGTTGTCCACCAATGCTGTACACATTGCACGTTGTTCAGAAGAAACAACAACAACTTTGTATTTGTCTTTGAATGCAACATCATTTTCCAAGGCAGATGAAAATTTTTTTCTTGTCAAACTCCCATCCTGCACCTTATCACTTGATACAGAATCAGATGCGAGTTTTGCCTCAGTTACAGAACCGCCTGCCAGTTTTGCCGTGGTTACAGCACCATTCTGAATAACTGCCTGTGCTTTACGGGCTACAATGTCGATGGCAGACGTATCGCCGGTGTATTCCGCATAGGTCGGATTTGTAGAACCTTCCATAATGGAGAAACGATATTCGTCATTAAAATATACCGTATCATCGATAGGCCCAATATTAAGCTGTGCAATGTCGCCATCCGGAACAGTGAATGTGAACGGAAAATTGAGGTTGTCCATGAACGGACTTGCGGCAGGATTCTCGCCAGAGAAGGTCAAGTAATACTGGATCTTTTTGTTGGATTCAGTATAAATCTTGAGCGTATACTGCTTTCCTTCTTCCAGATTTAAGTTTCGGGTTAGCCCAATAAATCCACTGTCAGACGCCTCGCCGTTAAAAACGATAGCGTCATTTTCCCTTGAGATAGTTACACCGTTTACTGTGCCTGTCTTGAGGAATTCAGGATTTATAAGATTTGTGCCGGTAGGAATGGACTCGCTGATTTCATCCATCCGCGCATTGGTCACATCAATTTTGTTTCGAGTGTCCCTTACAAGCGCAGAAATGATGTCAAATTCTGAGCCTTCAAAACTCGCCTGATTGCCCTGAAGCGTGCTGACAACAGAAAGGTTATATGTGCGCGTGTGCCACTCGCCGGTAATATTTCCGCCTGCATCTGTCTTGATTGCCTCAAGTGCGAAGCTGATATTGCCGGAATTGAGCGTCATGCCATAGCCGACATTATAGATTGTTGTGTTGTAACTGTCGGGGTCATCCGTATCACTTGCAAGCGTGAGCGGTTCAGAGAATTTCTGCTTTCTGGCATTGGTATACACAAGCCACCACGCCCAATTGTGCATATCAATGTTGTTGAGGAAATACGGAATATGGAAACGTAAGGCAGTTACATTGCAATCCTCTTGCATGATAGGTTCAGGTACCTGGAATTTGATGCTCCTATCATCGTATACATAAAAATCAAAAATATCTGCCATGTGTCACTCCTTTATCCGAGTATAACCTCGCAATAGCCCTCAACGCCGCACACTTCATTGTTGATGCCGCCATATCCGCTGTTCATTGTTGCTGTTGCGATAACGCAATTTTCAGCGATACGATATGATGCAGAATCAACCGTTTCAAAATCCGTTGCTGTTCCGGCGAGATAATTTCCTCTCTGCCTCACCTTGATATCCATCTGCACGGATGTGATATTTCTGATATTTGCAAGAGACTTGTTGACGGGAATCGTGAATACCACGGACCGCCCGCCGCCGGTGAGGAATCCGGCTGTAGCAAAGCGCCATGTATACGTGTCTCCGTATGTATACGTTTGAGGGAGCGCTTGCCATCCATTCGTCCAGCCGCCGCCGGTGTAGTCTTTGGAATATTCATAGTTTGGATGTCCGAACCCTGACAGGAACAGCATTTTGCCGTTGCTTAGTGTTTTACGGATAATAACGACCGTACCAACAGCGCCGGAATATGGAAGCTCTCCGGCAATATCATCCTGCGTCAGGATTGCGATTGAGTTGTCGGACATCCTTGCATAATACCCATTTGCGCCGTTTGGCTCTGTCATGCCGGCATCAGACAATGATGTATAAATCCGCTTATAAACATGGTCAACGTACTCAAGCAGGCGTGCCCCGAGTACATTTATCGTGCCGCTCTGAGTCACACGATACACGCTGACATACACCTCTGTTACGCCATCACGGAAAGCGCCTTCCTCAATTGTGGCCGTTGCGCTTGCGACAGAGCGTGCAAATGGCTCGCATGTCTGCGTATCATCAGCGTTATTTGTCAGCTTAAAACCTACGATATAATAGGCTGTCCGGCCCGCTGTACCTGCCGGGATCGTGATGTCCTGATACGTTCCGTAATCAATCTGGATTCTCCGGCCTTCCCTTGTGAGAATCACGCCGTCATAGATGCGCACGTTGTTATTGACGATTGACGCCGACATCTTCTGGCCGACATTGAGAATACCTGTACCAACGCCAAAAATACCCTCATAAAAATCAGCGTCCCTTTGTGCGGTCACGTCTTTAAAACCGTTCCCGTTAATCAATACTGCAGCCATTATGTCACTCCTTTTATCTTTGATTCAAAATGCCAGATACCGCCGGAGATAGTCAGGATTTTATGTGTAATCGGCGAGGTGGTCTCTACTCCATCCATGTATCCGTAAACCAAATCGCCAACGTCGCCGGAGACATCCGCATCATTGATCGTGATAGATTTTTGACTCGCTACCTCTAACAATCGCCGTTTTCCGTATGAAATCAGCGTGTCCGTGTTTTCCGCAGATGAATAATCATAAACTTCCGTGCGCTCATCAAGGCCGGTATAATATTGTGTCGTGCCGACCCTGCCATCTGCATCAATGTACAAATCAACTCTTGTCCTGTCTTTTAATTCGCCCTGCCCGAGACAAATCAAATGATTGATACCCATCTGATTATTGGTCAATGTAATATCAACGTGCGAATCAACAGTGTATTTATCGCCGATTGTTTTAATCGGTTCTGCTGTGAGCGTTACCTCTACCGGCCGGCCATTTTCCGGCTTTATGGCCTTAATAACCATCTTTGCGCCCACGCTGTCAAGCATAGCCGTCAGGCCGTCCAGAATCGTGCAGTAGCGGTTGAATTGATAATTAGATATATTGATACCACTTAGCGTTTCCGGCACATGGAAAAAGCCACCGAGGAAGCCGGACAGGATGCCGATCATAACCGTGTGAGCGTCACCGGATACAATTTTATAATCCTGTCCGCTGTCAGGGCTGATAACGCCCTGTGTGAGCAATCCGCGCCATGTCCAACCCTTGGTCTTCATGGAATCGTCATAATTCGTTGTCTCCTGATATTCAATCAGGCCGCCGAATTCCGTATCAGGGCAATACACGCCACCAACGCCCGCCGGAATCATCCCCTGCATTTGAAAATCATTTGTTGCTGACTCCGGCACTCCAACGTCAAAATCAATGTTATCGTAACATGGCCCGATTTCCGTCAAATCAGGAGTTAACCATATCATGTCCATGCAGGCTCGCTCCTCTCTCTGTAAATCGTCAAATCAAGCTGCGTTCTGCGGTTGTATGTTACCGTCACTACCCCAGGTTGCACCTTTTCAAGCAATGTCGTTGTGGGATTGCGGAAATTAAAGCAATTGATGTCCGTGTACCCATCCGTAATATAACAATGCTTATCAGGACTGATATCTTCCCTTGTATCCACAACCATGCTCCAGCCGTCAGGTATTGCATAGTCAACGATTAAATGCACGTTGCCGATTGTGATATTAAGATTGTCCTGTGCACCATGCAGGACGGCCTTGAAATCGCAAGGTGCATAATGGCCAATATAGATCTGTTTGCTCGTACTCTGTACAACCTGGTAGCTGTACGGATATCCATATTTCAAATCATACGTTTTGTCCGTGTCGAGTAATTCCTGCTCCTGAATGGGCGCAATCGTGATTGACTGCTCTGCAATCCACATTGGATTCGGGCAGTATATCTCGACCTCATTCTCCGTTGTATCCAAATCCCAATCAACAGGATTCGTCTGTGATTCACGGATGAAGCAATAAATATACCACCCGCCCCAGATTAATCTACCTGGGGAATTGTAGAAGATATCCCTATCGATAGATTGGTGGAATTCATCAATTTTTGCCCGCCTCTGCGCATGTGTACCACGGAATGCGATTGTAGCCGGATACGCCTGTGCATCCTTGCGCCACGTATCAACACGCTCTCCGTACCGCCTTGCCGTGGTCTGCGCCTGCCATGCGTAGGAATGGAAGTTTGCATCTTTAAGACGCATCCGCATATTGAGTGTAAGAGGATAAGATTTTCCGTCTGTAGATTCGTATGTTACGTTCATGAGAAAACCACCCCCTGATTGCGCAAGAGCCGCCCAAACTGCCTTGCATCGATGTACACGCCGACATTAGCGTCTTCCATTCCGGCTTTTACTGCGGAATAAATAACGTCTGGCGTGTTAGCCCCGCCGCCGACAGCCTGCGCAATGTCACGCATTAGCTGATTCCGTCCATATACGATTTCCCCGCCGGTTCCGTCACCAAATCCTTTCAGCCCTGCGTTGGTCGTCATGATCGTGGGAGAAGTGAACAGATACGGATTGTTATAAGCCTTGCGATACCACGATACAGAAAAATGCGGAATGCTCGGCGGGTTTAATGAAAATTTGCCGGATACGGAAAAATGCGGGAGTTTCAGCTTTGGAAGGCTCCAATGGAAATTCATTTTGTCCTTGATTTTA